TAAGTCTAATACCTGAAGAGTCTGGCTTCCCTGACGACCTAAGTTTTCAAACAATGCATTTAGTCTTGAGAACTGAAACTTTCCAAACAACTGCTCAATAGCCTGTTGTTTCTGTAGAGGATCTAGTCTGTCTAGTGATCCTTGCAATGCCATCAATGTACCAGTTAGGTCACCAGCATTTTTATTTACTATTCCTAATAGATCTATGCCTAGAGCGCCAAACTTTTCTACCGCAACATCTGTTGGGTTAATTAAAGAAGCTAAAGCTGACTTTAATGCGTTAGCACCTTCTGATGCGTTAATTCCGCCTTCACGCATTGCTGTTAGATAAAGTGCTAAGTCTTGTACGCTTCCGCCCAATCCTTGAATTACTGGACCAGCTTTTGGAATTGCTTCTACTAAATCGTTTAGCGTAGTTGATGTTTGGTTTTCAACTGCGTTGAGGAAGTTAATTGATTCTGATAACTCTTCTGTGTTTTGCTTAAACGCTGACTGAATAGCTAAAGTTGCTTTCATTGCTTCCTGACGATCTACTTCACCAAGTACAGCAAGTCTTGTTGTTTCTTGAATTGAGCCTAGTAATTCATTTCCAGTCTTTCCAGTTGCTGCAATATCAGCTGCTAAACCAATTGTTTCTTTAAAGCTTACACCCATTGCAGCAGATATTTGCTTTGCAGTATCTGTAACTTCTTTTCTAACTCTTCCTAGCTCTTGAGCAGAAGTTCCTGCAACATCTCCATAAACCTTAGTAAGTCTAACAAGTTCTTGGTCTGCTTCTCTAAATGCTTTAGCTGCTGCCGCACCGAATGCTGCAAGAGGGACAGTCAAACCGACTGTTAACTGACGACCAGCCCACTGTGTATTTTTACCCCAGTTAATAAGTTGCCCAGCACCATCCTGAAGAACTTTATTCATAATCTGAAGTTCTTGTCTTGCGATTGCTGCCTTGTTCTTTACTTCATCTAGCCCTCTTGGAACATGCACATTGAACTGCTTGATAGGCTGGCAGTAACCTTATGCACATCGGCAATAAGGGCTGAAAAGTCGGCATTAGCGACTATGCGGGTACTGATTGTTTCGTCAGCCATTTATATCAAACTACTCCCTGGAGTATCCTAATCCTGCTCCAATTCCAAATCCAGCTTGCGCTGCAAAATTTCCTTGAAGAGAAACAACATCGTTGCTAGTTGCATTTATTCCTGCAGCTCTCAACTCTATGTCCTCGAAACTAGGGCCTCCCTTTTTATCATTTTCGTATTCACCTATATCTACTCCCTTTAAAGATGCTTGGAACTTTTTGTCTTCATGGTCCCTTTTCTTTAAAGCCTTTAAAGTATTTACAAGCTCTGGCATTGATAAATTTTCTTCTAAGTCTTGGTAATTTTTCCAATGACCTAGTAGAAAAACTTCTCCTTCTAAAGCGGCTAAATCTAGTTCTGACCAGCCAGAACCGCTGCCGCTAGTAGGTTTGGGTCGTCAAGTTTAATTCCTCCGCAAACTTCAAGAATGCGATTCAACAAGCATCGATTAGGATGTTTAGAGTATCGTCTTCTGTCTGAGACTCTGCTGTCTTCTTAATTGCTATCATGAACTTACGAAGTTCTGCTATTGATAGTGGTTTGAGCTTTACGGTTTGCCCATTTTGTAGCTGTACTTCTTCTACGCTATATACTGTTGTTGCCAATTTAATCCTCCTAGGATCTAGTCTAAATCATTATACTAAAAATTATATACTAATACAACCACAAAAGCCCCCAATTTCTTGGGGGCCCTGTAGAATAATTATTAAATTATTAGACTACCAATACACGGTCAATAATCTTACCGTATTCTTGTCCTTCGTAGCCGCTCATAGCGGTTGGAAGAAGACGGAATGTTACTGGGAATGTGGTTGGGGCTGATCTTGCCAATGTGAAAGCTGATTGCTGCACTGACAAAACACGACGTGCATAATATACACGCTCTGTCTGAGCACCTGCTGTAGTTGGTGCTTGACCAACTGCAATAAGCTGACGCTCTGTTGGTGCAATACCAAGAGCACCTGCTGCGATACCTAGTGTGTCCTTCTTTGTAGTACCTGTACCTGACGAAATAATTGTGTTATTCTGTGAGATTGCGGTGTTGTTAGTTGGATCGTCTGGCTGACCGAAAATAACTAGAACGTTCTCTAGTGTACCTTCTGACATTTCAGTTGCGATCATAACCTCCATCGCTGACTTGAACAGCTTAGCTGTATCAAGAAGCTGATCGACAGTTACTGAATCGTATGTTGGATTGTAAGTAATCTGAAGACCGTTATTTGTAAAACCTACGTTTCTGTAGTAAAATGTGCCTGACTCAACTGCGTTAAGTGTATCTGTATAGGATGTTCCTGTAGCAAATGCACCAGCATTAGTTGTGCCTGGCTCTGAGTTTTCGTATGTTGCGTACCCTGATGTTGTTGAATCGATATTCGAAATAAACAACGGAGATGCACCTACGAGAATGTTTTTAGCATTACCTGCGTTTTGTGCCATATTGTGTTTCCACCTCCTGGAATTCTTTGGTTATTAAATTGTAAAATCAAATTTTAAATCTGGCTGGCTAGGCCTCTTTCCTCTTGGTATAATTCTATGCCATTAAGGGTAAAAAGGCAAACCCTAGAGGAACCTGCCTTGACCATCAGTAATTCTTGAATACTTGATTTCTAGAATGACCTCAGCAGAGAAAAATCCCTGAAGCTCTTCTGATGGGGCTGTAGGAGATATATCGGCAACCCATATTGTATGGAATTTAAATTTATCTGATAGATTTGCCCATTTGTTTATATCCCTGGCAGACTCATCCATTCTTCTGAACTCGTCAACCATGTAGTTTCTAATCTCATTTATATCCGATACCGATGTTGAGTATATTGTAAATAGTATCTGCTCACAGCATATTAGCCAGTTATCTTCATAAGACATACCTATCTTGTCATAGACTATGTGTTTCTTCCCGCTCAAGAATTGATTCATTTCTGCCGCCTGCTGAACTGGAATAATTGGAACAATATTCTCGTTTAAATTATCTGACCAATACTCTTCTTCGTCAAAAATGTTTCTTGTGTATAGCTCCTGCCACAAATACTTACGTAGCTCAAGCATTGCGTCTAGTTTATAGTTTGCCGTCACATTGCACCTCCGAATGAAGCAGCAAGGGCGGCGTCGGCTTGAGATCTAATAGTGTTTGGAGAAAACGAATACTGAACTCTCTTAATATCAGAAGGAACACTTAATGCCTTAGTCATGCTTGAATTAAATATTTTTTGAAATCCAGATCTCTTAATTGATTCGTTTACTAGTCTTCCACTAAAAAATCTTGAATGGGCTAATCCAAATTGATTGCGGGCTGCAGACCCTCCAGGTCTTTTAACTGTAACAGATTTGCCTTTAGGCATATAAACAATTTCTCCATTATATTCAAATACTAAACGCTCTGCATTTTTTGGCCTAATGACCAATGGATTTCCTTGCTCCATAACAGTAGCCTTATTTACAAACACATGCCTTCTTTTGCTATTGCTAGATGGAACCATAGACTTTGAAGGAAGTATGCTGTAGTTAATTCTAAAAGAAAGTCCATCTTCTGAAATTTTATTTAACTTAAAAAGTCTTGCTGCTTTATTACCAGTTCTCTTCCACTCATACATATGATGTAGAGATTTTGGCTTTGATCTTGCCAGTGCATCAATATAGTTTCCGAAATCAGTATCTATTTGCTCAAACACTATCTTTGTAAATGCTGATTTAAATTGAGCGTTGGTTGTAAGCTTAGATATTACTGCAGCCTCATAGTATACAAATGCTGATACTTGAGCTACTGTGCTATCTTTCAAAGGTCCGTTTTGGTTTGCATACATCATTCTTTCGAGTCCGCTTGCCGCTTGAACCAACATTCCGCTATTGTCCAATTTGCTGGTTCTCCGATCTCTTCATAGATGAGTTATATGCAATCACTCTGCCAAATGGGTCGGTTACTGGGGTTGTTCCCATAACTTCAAATACTGTTGGGGTTTCATTAGGATAGTTAATTTCATTCCAAATTGTATTACCCTCAACGTCTCTGATGTTGGTAACCTTTTCCCTAGCAGTTAATTTTTCTGCAGTTCTAACCTGAATAATTTGATCGTTTAAATATTTATTTGAAAAGATTTGTTTGTCGCTAGAACGAGTAGTTGCAGAGTTGCTAATTACTCCCTTAGCGTGGCATGCAACAGTTTTGTAGTAGTTCCACTCTCTAACAATTGCTCCAGTATCTGGATCCTGAATTTCAGACTGTCTATAAACATCTAAATTCATAGACAAGACAGAGTCTACGATGCTGTTCATTATATAATCTCTACTTTGGTTGTTAATACGTAATCTGCCAGAAGGTTATCTGCATAAGCATTACCAGTGCCAGTATATGCATCTCCTGTGTATTCGAAATCCCAGTCAAACGTTGAAATAGACTTTACGTATTTGTTTCTCCACATGGTGTCTTTAGAGAAGTAGTCTTTCATTAATTCTATTGCTGCAAGCTCTACGTTATCTGGAACCTTTTCCCAACCAAATCTTCCTTGAACTTTGTATGCTATCCCAGATTGAAATATTCCAGATGAATCGTGTATGCTTGGAGGAACCATTCCGTTTGCAGTATAAACAGTATTATCTAATAGGCCTGCTCTATTAATTCTAATTCCATATCCGCTTTCAGAAATTTCAACTGGATAATTCCAATTATCAATATCATTAATTGTGTCCAAGAGCAGTACGTCGTTAGAGTACAGCTCGTGTAGTTGATTTATTTTAGAAGGTACAGGAAGAGTATCTGAATCATATCCATACACCACATAAAGATCATCGTAAAGATAAAACTTCTGACCAGTATATTCCTCTATCTGTTTTCTTGCATATTTTTCTGCTCTAAGCAATTCTTTATAAGATTTATAATTTGGATCAGAGGAATCTGTAGAAAAACCTAAGTCCTGAACATGATTAAAATCTACATATGGAGTTATTACAAAAACTTCGTCTTCTCTTATAACAGATGTTCCGCTTATTGTATATTCCCACTTTAAACGCAGAGTCTTATTTCTATCTGTATACTGATAAGGTATATTTACAGAATATGAACCCAGGTTATTTTCATCAGCAGATGATGTTAATATTGTTAAAAGATGCGTTGGATTTATAGAAGGACTTATTGCTGGATCCATAGTAACATCGTACAGTTTAACTGTAGGAAGAGAGTCTGCAACAGCAACATCTCCATTCCAAAACACCTGGTGTGTTATTGGAGATTGTGACTTAATTAATATCTCTGCCATTTAAGAGGCGTAGACTAGTTGTAATACTCCTGGACTTCCTTTGGAGTTGCTAATCTAAAGCCCTCCTCCTTATCAAAAATTTTCTGAGCATCATCTTTATGCATTGCTACAAATGGGTGTTCTTTTGTAAACGTATACCCCATAATATCATACCTAAAGTTATCTCTGGTCATTCTTACTAATACTGTATCTTCTGGCTGTTCCGCCTTTGGATCAAACTTAGGCAAGACTTCTACTGACATATCTTCTTCGTCTTCTTCCATCTTCTCAATGGTCTTGTTATATACAGACCACGTTACGCCTTCTTCTGCGAGGGCGGCAATAATATCG